CGTAGATAGCTGTTGGATACGCATTTGGTGCGCTTGGTTGCGCAACTACATCTACTGTGACTATTTCAAAGTCACTTACTCGGCCATCTCCCTCGCTCACGTTACCGCTACCACGAGAAGAAACACCTAATTTTACTCCTGATTCCAACATTGTTGTTACCAACAACCCCATTGGAGTAGGAAGAATCTTTAATTTACCAAAACCATTAGGACCATCCATCCACATATCAGTAATCATATGTGAAACGCGATCTAAATTAATTTTCAAATCATCAGGGTGATCTACTTCGCCTAAGACGCTGTAACCACCCTTGATTTGTTCATTTAGTGTGCTAACAGCTTTTTCAATCTCATTTACTGGGTATACACGTTCATTGTGATTTTTAACACCACCTTGAATGAAAATACCTTTCATGTAAAGATTCTTACCTTTGCCATCAGCCGAGCCTTCAGTGATAACTTCCATTCTCGCTGCGTCAAAAGTCAAGTTCTCTTTAAGATATAAAGCCATTATAGTTTCCTAATTATCTTGGTGTTGTTTTAATAACTGGAGTCTTACCAATTGGACGACTACCATCATCACCTGCTAATTTACCTGTTTCTGGATCTTTTTTAGTCCATTGTTTGTCAGCACCACCGTCCCAAACTTTCTTGTCGCCTGGTACGTTTTTGAATTGACCAGCGTGTGGGTATTTGCCTTCACCTTTTTTGTAAGGATTAGCTGCACCTTCTTTAGCTGGTGTGTTGCCGTCTGGGTTAGCATTAGCTTTACCAGTTGCAATGTTCTTTGCTGAACCGCCCATGTCATTCTTAGATGCTACAGTAGCTTTAGCATTAATTGGACGACGACCGTCGTTACCAACTAATTTACCTTCTGCGCCAACTGAATCACCTTTGTATGGAGTGCCAACGTTTTCAACGTATTCACGAACAATACCTTCTTCTAGGTCTTCTTCGTCTTCTTCGTCGTCTTCTTCTTTAGCTTCGTCTAATTCTTCAGAATCTTCTTCGTCTTCTGCAGCTTCATACATCATGCCTTCCATTTCGTCTTCTGATTCTTCGCCGTCATGAATGCCTGGGAATTTTTCTTCTTCGTGCTCTTCACCAGCCATTAATGAATCAAATTCAGCTTTAAGTTCGTCAAGTGCAGCTTCTAAGTCGTCTACTCGTGTTTCAACGTCTTGTTCTTCACCATCGTGTCCTTCGTCGTGATCAAAAGCGCCATCTTCGTCTTCTTCTGACTCTTCATCACCAAATTCTTCTTCTTCTTCTGAAATGCCTTCTTCGTCCATTTGAACGTCTTTAACCATTTCTTCTACTTCGTTACCACCCATTACTTCGTCTAGATCTTCTTCTTCAACTAGGCTTTCATAGATATCACGTGATTTTTCTACAACGATCTTGTGGAAAAGTTCACGAGCTTTGTCTGTCTCATCGTTAATGATGAATTCGACTAATTGTTCGTATTTGTTGCTCATTTAAGAACTCCTTAAAAATTAATATTAATTCGGTTGAAACTTACACTATGAGGTATGTTATGTTTATATATTTAACAGATTTATTACAAAGTGGGGTTAAATGCGTGTTTTTTGATTCGTTTTGAGGTGATAACTACATCGCTGGTGCGACCGGCGGTGCTTTATACTGTTGTTGCACTTTTTCTATCTTTTGTTCGTGTTCTAGCTTGCGAACATCATTCATGATACGCAGTCTATTGATCTGCTTTAGGGTCAGCTTGGTTTTACGGAGATCTTTGAGTTTTAGCTCAGTATGATCTTCCTTTTCACTGCGATAGCCCTGCGGCATTTGGTCAAAGACTTCTAGTAGGTTCATGTTATTATTTACCAAAAACCTATAAACCTAGGCCGCCCGCCGGAGCACCACCACCGCCCGTTGGAGCACTACCTGGAGCACCTGCTTCATCTGGCCCGCCTGGAACTGCGCCTGGTGGTAATTCACCCTGTGCTGCTGGTGTTAGATTGTCTAGATCCTGCTGTATACCAGCATTGGTTACGCCAACTGCACGTGGTCCTGCTGTTGGAGCTGTAGTATCTTCAGCTGTGCCGTTTTCTTGAGCCCATAGTTCATCGTTACGTGACATTTCTTCTTCGCTGAGATCTAAGTAACGTTCTAGCAAGAAGCGTTTGCTTAGATAAGGAATAGGTTCAAGTGTAGTAAATGCCTGTATACGGGCCGCATCAATTTCAGCTTGGCGATACTTGGCAAAGTTCTGTGGTTCGTTAAAGCGTAGTTCAAATAGGCTATTATCAATGTTTACGCCTCTCCAGCGCATGAACATCTTGAATTCCATGTCTAGTTTTTCAACTATCAGCTTTTGTAGGCGCATACAGTATTGGTTAAAGCGCCATTCTTGTATCAGTGCTGTGGTAGTCTTACCATCGCTGAATGTTCGCTCGCTTTCATCTGTGCCGGTTGGCAAATAGCTTGACGGAATACGCAAACCACGGAACATCTTGTTGGTAAAGTAGCGCAAGTCGGTGATTTCACCAAGATTTTGACCACCTGGGAATACATCAACTGTTGATCCACGGCCATCTGCTGTTACAGGGAAAAAGTAGTCTTCGTTGGTTGATAATGGATTGTAAGTAGCATCCATCATGTTTTGTCCGCTTTGTGTCTGTGTTGGAATACGACGTTGATGGATTTCGTTTTTAACACGGTCAACATAGGCCATGGCCATGTGGGTTGGCATGTTACCTACGTCAATCTTAAACACACGACGTTCTGGAGCACGTTGTATACGGTAGATAATGATAGCATCTTCTAATAGTTCTTTCTGTTTGAATATCTTGAAAATGCTTTCTAATACACTGTTACCAAACGGCCAGTTTAAGTCTAGACCTTCTGTCAATGATACATGCACTACGTGTTCTGCATCGATAACTGCTTCATTCTTAGCATGACTAAAACGACTACCACCACTGTAAGGTGTTTGTGGTTGCACATATGATCCGCTAGGACCACCTACCTGTGGGTGATTGATAAATGTGTCGCTTGAACTTAATGCTGTGGCTGTCAAGTTCATAAAGTTGATGTTTAGATCTTTGATCACATACTGTTCTGGTTTCTTACCTTCAGCTTCGTTGACGATGACTTTGGTAACTTTGAACATTTCTGTCCAGAACAATTTGAATGTTTCTGGATCACGTAGGAACACCTGATCACCGTATTTGATAGTGTTACGTACCAGTTTGAACAAGCGTTTGTTAAGATCGTTTAAGCTGACCCATTGTTGTAATTGGTCTTTGAGGATCTTTACTTCGTTGTCTGTTGGATCTTCTTTGAAGAATAAGTCAAAACCTGTGCCGTTTTCTAAGTTTGGCTGTGTCATGAACTCAGCTAGGATGTCTAGAGCAGCATTGACTTCACTGTCCATGTCCATCTGTTCATATTGATTATAGCGTTCAGTTCTGTTGGGGTGACCGATGTAGACTTCTGGTAGTTGGCTAGCATAGTTGGTAAATTTAGGATCTGGTAGATTGCCGCCACTGCCAATTGGGCTCATCAAGCCCGCACTGTTGTTTGCTGTTTTGAAATATTTTTTCCAAGCCATAGTATGATCTCTTAAGTGATACAGTATTTATCACATTACTGACTGGCTTGTAAAATTCCTGCCGCTATGTTGTTGTTTTTATTCATAGCAGCCAATATTTGGGTTAAGGTCTGTGTCTGCTGGGCGACGGCGGCTGTTAGGCTGGAGCTGTCTAGTGTGACTGGGATTGATTTATTATCTGGTAACGGAACAACTGCTTCTGTTCCGTGTAATGTTGCAGAATACCCGCTGGTCGTACCAGATGCTATACCACCCCTATCAAAACTAGGAGTTGCTGTCGTCGGTGGTGATATGATACCACCTTTGGCTGCGCTTGGGATAACATCTGCAGGTTGATCTTGACCCACTGTGGTGATTTCTTGGCCTTTAGGAGTATCCACTGTGGTTGACACTGGTACTAGGGCATCAGTCGGTACATCACCCTTGACATCGCCTGGTGTTCCTCCTATTAGGTCTTTGGCTGCTGACGGTAACGTGATACCAAAAAGATTCAAGACAGCCGATAACCCCTGGTTCATGATGTCATTGACATTTAGCACCAATTTGGCTGCAGTTTCTGCTAGACTGGTCATTTGTTGTGTGCTTTGTATCATGACCTGTGTGTATGCTGGTAGATAACTAGCTGTCAGACCTTCCATCTGGGTTTGGAATCCGGTCATGGTATTTTGTAAGCCAAGATAAGTTGCTGTTAACCCATCACTGGCAGTGGCCTGACCTTTTGCAGCAGCCATGCTGGCTGCACCAGTATCGGCACCTTGTTGGAATTGATCTAGGGCGTTACCTAGGGCACTCATACCTTGTGCTACTCCACTGGTTCCTGTTGGATCCATTAATGTAGCAAAGTCAGTAGCACTTTGTCCCGAGGCTTTATATGCTTGCGCGGCCTGCGACAAAGATGATTGAGTGTTGACTACCATATTTTGATTACCATCAGTAATCTGCATGGCTGTCTTTTTCAACATGTCCATAATGATAGCATTGCCTGCTACTACAGGATCAGTGACTACTCCACCAGCTAACATCTGTGATAATGCTTTTTGCAACACTGGACCTTGCTGTGCTGGCAATGCAGCTAGGGTAGCATAAGCCTGTTCAAATGATGTTTTTTGTTGGGCACTTAATGTTTGTTCTAGCGCACTGCGTTGGGCTTCTGCCTGTGCTTGTTGCAATAATGCAGTGCCTTGATTGTTGGTTAAGTCATTTAATACTTTTAAATTTTCAGCATAGGTCAATGTGCCTTGGGCCAGCGCACTGGTATTTTGACTGAGTTTAAATATATCGACACCAGCGGCTTTTTGTTGGCTTAGATACTGTGCCATCACAGCACCTTGCTGATCAAATGAATAGCCTAGGGCAAACAAACTGTCTCTAGCACTTTTGCCACTGTTGGTTATGCCTTTACTGAGATTGACAAATCCCTGCGATAATATCTTTGTAGCTTGCCCTACTGTGGTGCCCATACCAGCGACATATGGTACCGCATTCTGCACAGCTTTTTGGAACACGTCAATACCGATACCAGACTGCATGGCCGCTTCAGTCATGCCTGTCATACCATCTGCAAAGCTACCACCTGCAGCATTGATGCTGTTAAACAAGTCAACACGTTTTTGTAACTCTTGTGCCAGCATCTGATTGCCGGTAGTCAATAGTGTCTGTAGTAGGTCAACTACCTGCGTGCCCATAGCGGCCGCATTTTGAATAGCTATACTGGTACCAGCGGCAAATGACCCAATGAATTCACCCGCGACAGCAGCACCTTGTATTATGAATTTAGTCGCAGTAAAGATCATATTACCAACACCTGCAACCATAGCGGCCGCGGCTTGGATTGGTTCTTTAGAAGCAGTTTGATAACCCAGCATGACACTGGTTATCGAGCTGATGGCTTGGCCTAGCCCTTGTATCCCAATACTTTTAAGTGCTTCACCGGATTTTTTCAGCAGATCAGTGTGCTTCTGCATGGCTTCAGCATCGTCACCGTAGGCTGCGATATGCTGTTCAATCTCAGAAGTTTCCTTGCCCATAGCCGCCAGTTGTTTCTTCATAGCCGTTTGGGCTTTAGCTAGGACTTCATTGTATTCTCTCTGAGGCCCACTATTAGGTGCATTATTGTTGGTCTGGGATTTTTGGTTCTTTTCCCAAGTTTCCATAATCCTCAGTATGTCTTGCATCGTAGATTCTTGGGCCGCACCTTCGACTTCTACTTCACCATACCCTGGAACGTTGATTTTAATTGCCACTGTTTTTCCACCATAAATATTAAGATACTATACTATATTTATGGAGTTCAAAACCAATGGAAACATCAATAGCCAATAATCCTCTTGCCAAGCACTTTAGGCAACCTGCGATTTACTTAAAATTGCCCAGCAAAGGCAAATTTTACCCGGAAGGCACTTTAGAGTTAGGAGTCAGCGGCGATATTCCCGTGTATCCAATGACTGTCAAAGACGAATTCGTGTTAAAAACTCCTGACGCATTGATGAACGGAACCAGCATGAGTGAGATGATCCGCAGCTGCTGTCCTAGTATCAAAGATCCTTGGGCTATACCGATGATCGATCTAGATCCAATTTTAATCGCCATACGTCTAGCCAGCTATGGGCACGACATGGATATGAAAAGCAACTGCCAACACTGCCAAGCAGAAAACGATCACACAGTTGACCTACGTCAAGTATTAGATCAGCTTAAACCAGCTACAGCATTTGATCAGACCACATACCTAGATGGACTAGTGTTTGATGTGCAGCCGCAGACTTTTAAAGACATCAACACAGCTAGTCAGATGGCATTTGAGCAACAAAGGATTATAGCTGTAGTGTCAGATACTAACACTGATATCGAAGAAAGGAAAGCCAAATTCAATGAAAGTTTTGCTAAACTTACAGAACTTAACATTGGCACATTAGTCAGCTGTATCAAAAGCATCACCACTGCTGAGGGTGTAAAGGTCATTGAAAAAGAGTTGATTCGAGATTTTTTAAATAACTGTGATCGCAAAACTTATGATGATGTCAGAGAAATGATCACTGAAAAACTCAAAAGCACAGCATTAGATCCCCTAACAGTGCCTTGTGAAAGCTGCGAAAAACAATATAAGATTACCTTAGACTTCAATCAATCAAATTTTTTCGCATAAGGCTTTTGACCATGACTAACGACGATATTATCGAAACGTTAGACAGGATGGACAAAGAGGCAAAAGCCATAAAAGACAATGTCCTAAGAATATGTTGGTATATGCGTGGTAGTATCAGCTATGACGATGGCATGCTGTTATCACGACAAGATATCGATATTATCAATAAACTGATCAAAGATAATATGGAAACAACTAAGAAGAGTGGGTTACCATTCTTTTAAGATGTTCTTCGAACATCTGCATTTCGCTTGCGCTCATGCTTTTCTTTCTACCTTAATTAACTTTGAAACTTACTATGATTAATGTAAGTTCTTAACTGCTTTATCCAGATCTTTCAGTCACAATTTACCTATACCAGGCAAATTGCAACAGAGACTTTATCCGAGTCCTTCCTGCACACTAACTAACAGAGATTGCATTCACTTGCACGGAGGCGGTCAGCCGGTACCCCCTACTCTAGATTTCTCTGGCGGTAGCTCACGCAGCCGTAGTTAGCCAACTGCTATTTTGCTCTCGGGTCGGTTTGTTTCGGAGCCCGAATCTTTTGGTTTTTACACCTAATTGATACCACATGTGCCATCCAGTGTCCAGTCTACTCTAGACGTTCCAAGTGCGGCCATGACGCGAGCACCATCTCCTCTGGATACAGAACTTAATCTGCAATAGGGCAGTTATTTTGTAATCTTTAAATCTTTTACGGAATTCTTACCTAGTCTAATCTGTATGATGCCATTGTAGTTGTTTTCACGCAACAATACATCTTCCTTGAACTGGTAATAGGCTTCCAAGTAATTAGTTTCGCCACGCGACTCACATAGATGTATGATTTCACGTGTGAACTTGTCCTTGCCTAGTCGGTCTATGTCTGCTTGGAGCCTGGGACTTGATCCCCAATATTCTTTCCAATCAGTTTCGACTGTTTCCCTGCGCTTGTTTTTCTTGCCTTTTAGAGGTGGTCTCTTTTTGATGGTTTTGAAGTATTTCCTGCCAACGTAATCAAATCCATTGACAGTATTAGTTATCCTGTATATGAAGCCGTAGTAGTCTTGAATGTCCTCAGATTCAAAGGCCTTACCGTTATAAATCCAAGGACATTCATATGACATTATAGTGAGTTTTTCTTTTCTTGAATTTCAGCGCGACGTGTTTTAGCTAGTTTGCCTAGATCACCTAGTGCTTTACGAGCACGTGCTGATGCTGCTTTAACACCTTTAGTTTCAAATTTTTCGTTTTCTGATTTATATGCTTCTAATGCTTCTAAGATTTGATCATGCGTTGTTGACATTTAGTTCTCCTTTTGATTTCATTACTGTTTGTCTTGCTATTTCTTTGGTAATCTTTGCTTTGTCTTTCTTGCGTTGCGTTTTTTCTATTAGTGCTGTTAGTTTTTCGATATTAAGTGTTCTTAATCTTGGTTTGCCACTTTTGTATGCCAATGGATTGTTGTGTCTTTTACTTGGATGTAGTTTCTTATCGCCTGCTGCCATGTAGTTCTCCTTGCTTTATATTATATATCACGCGATCTCAACGTCGGTATTATAACTGGTAAAACCATTTTCTTTAACCACTGTTAAGATATTATTTACTCGTCCGGCTAGTTCATCTCTGTGTGACACTAACCAAATTGATTTGTGTGCATCACGCGACATCTTTTTAAGTATGGCCATGGCGTTTTCTACACCTGATGCATCCATACCACTGTCGACTAACTCATCGATAAACAATAAGTTAATTGGTTGATACAGACTTTCCCACACATCACGGAAACTCCATGACAGTGAAAGTATAAGTCTGTTACGTTCGCCACGCGATAAATTATCAAAGTCTAGTTCACGTCCTAGTTCAGTGATGTTTACTGACAAATCATTCATAAACACCACGGTATGGGGTAAGCCAAT